CCGCTGAATTGTAATATATCCAGTAATGATAAAAATGATTAGGGCCAGTCTTCCTCCACATTGTCCATGCTAATGCATGCGGATCAACGCCAAAATCATACGCAATATTGAGACGCCTAACATCGTTCTCTCCATCACCTACAGGCCCTACTAAAGCGACATCCCTTCCTGTTCCGATATCTTTACAGGTATTATCTCTCATAAATTGCCATAATACGGCTTTGGTTATCATTGTAGGAGCAGGAGTTGGCGTACCATCATTATATTGCCCGGACCATTGGATAACCGATTGCAATGCACCGGGCCCACACCAATTTAGTTGCCCCTGATCATACACGGTTGGTTGGATGGGCGACAATGGATACCATTGTGGAGTAATTGAGAACGCGTCCGAAAATTTGAATATAGTGAACACAAATATGAGTAGAAAAACGAAATAGATTCGATATTTATTTTTCTTTAACAATTTTCTATTCCCCACTCAGGTTATTTTGCAGGATGTAAATCATTTGCATTCTTTATTTGAATGACTGTACTTTCGCTACCACCTTCAGATAAAACTCTCCGAAAGCTTACATAATAGACATTTCCATCACTTGTTTCCACTTGCCAATAAGGATTAAAAGGATCGGTGTAAAAAGCTGGATAATCCTGATAGACAAGTTGGGGATCACTAATGGCTTTCTTCTGTGTTTCTTTTTCTACCTGATAGATCGCATCTTCCGCGCCTATTTGCGGAAAAATTGTTTCACGCGCTCCGGACCAACCGGCCACTTCTCCTACCCCATCAATAATTCGAATAATTGCTTTTCCACAAACTTTATTATTGTTGTAAAACGCAATTATGTAATAATCGCCATAATCATTGAGCGAATGAATAAGGTAAGGGGCCCCAGGTTTTGCTATCTTTAAACAAGATGATTCATTCTCCCTAAGACCTATTAATAATGGATCACCTAGAATAATCTGGGCAAGACTTGATGGAGAGCTAATCTCAAAACGATAAGGTATCGCCGAAGGAATAACTTCGCTTGCATTCTTATTCTTTTGTGCAATTTGTGTAGCAAGATCACTCTTTTCAGATACAGTCATCGGTCGGTTAGATTTGTTTTCCTGATATACAGTTGTTGTTTCAGGTTTAATTGGAGGGGTCGAGGTTGAAAGGTCTCCATGGGGCGGTATCGTTGCAGTACTTGGTCCAGGGTATCCAACACGATTTGCTGTTGATTGTGGAGGAGGATATGCTGCTAATGCGCCGCCTGGTGATACCTGCAAAAAATTAGTTTTTGTAAAAGCAAGAATAGCCAATAATAGAATTACACCTATAATAATTGCTTGAGCAGAAAATTTAAGAAAAGAAAAGAATTTATTCATTTTATTCCCTGCCTTTTTTTGATAATTCTATGAAATGTGGTCTCCAAGTTATTGCGTGGACTTTCTGCGAAACCAATAATTTTAGCAATTTGTTTGTTCAAATAATAACGCAGACAGTCTTGTTATGAAAAACCACCCCGCTATGGACAATTTAGCGATATTCCCCCTACAAAATGTCGATAATATAAGTGTACACTAATTTTATCAGAACAATGAAAGAGAAGATGAAAACCCAGTTTTTCCATTGATTTGTCCTAATTAAGGCCAACGGTAATTTGGGAAAAAGTTAGCTTCTCAATGTTTCATCAGTTATTGTCTCCTCCTTTCCTTATTGTAATAGTTGTGATACAATAATACAATAAAAGGAACGGATGAGCGTATTAACGGATGCAGATCGATACATGCTGAAAGTCGCCATGCGCGAGACAGGTGGGTTCCACCTGGCAACGCAGTGGTATTTTGGCTTTGATCCGCTGCCGTACCAGGCTGCATTTCATCACGCGACACAGAGGAACTCGACATTTTTAGCTGGCATCGCTTGTGTGTCCGGTGATACATTGATATTGCGCTCAGACGGAACCCAGAGAACTATAAAAGAGCTTTCCGAGAAGAACGAGCCAGTTGATGTGGTTTCGTTTGATGGAAATGGCTTTGTGAAAGTAAAAGCATCTCGACCTTTTTTAAAAGGCCAAGATGCTTTATACGAGATCACGTTATCGAATGGCTATAAGATCAAGACTACAATGGCTCATCGGTTTCTGACACGGGACGGATACGTCGCCTTAGACCTTCTTCCTGTCGGAGCGTTCGTAGGTGTTCTGCCCACTCGGGATCGCTCCACTCTCGTCGAAGGTGCTGGCCGTTGGTCTCGAACAGCTCAAGATTGTCCGGATCGTTGTTTTGGACATTTCCATCAATGTGATGAACTACTTCGCTCGGATTTAAATATCTTCCAAGCTTTGCTTCCATCACAAGTCGATGTACCCGAACGTACCCCTTCTTTGTTGCGTTCGGATGTCCTTTCGCTGCCGAAAGAATGTAACCATCCGCGTCAATCGACTGCCCTCCTTTCCAGTTCGGGTTCAGAGAACCGGCAGGAGCCCCGGAACTCAGACGAGAAATTCCCCTCTTGCTCATCCAGTCTCGAACAACTTCCGGATCGTCCTCTCCAATGGAACGAGCTATCTCCCCGCAATTTTTCCCTATGTAGGCCATCTCTCGGATCTGATCCTCAAACCGATCCATGCGGCTTCCCCTCCAGCGGCGTTTTGTGTGATCTGGAAACGAAAGCATATTCATTCCAAGCCGCTTGCGAACTTGAACAAGAGTGCCATGTTCAATCCCCAGCAACTCTCCTACGGCCTTCCACGTCACGAGTTCTTCTCGAAGATCAAGAAGAAACTCCTTTGTCAAATGCGACCAACTTTTGTGTGTCGCCATACAATAACCTCCATAAAAGTTGTATTTATTATAGTACAAATATTCTATATGCGCAAATCAAAAAAATCGAATTCATAAGAATTGGGAATTTCTACGACATGATCGTTCCCGATTACAACAATTACGTTGGGAACGGGATTATTAATCACAATTCTGGCAAGTCGGTCAGTGTCGCCGCCTCCTACCTGATCGACTGCCTGACCATCCCCAACTTCCGCGCCCTGAACACTTCCGTCACCGCCAAGCAAGCTGAAATCCCATTCGAAATGGTCATGCCCTGGATCGAGGGCAACGACAAGCTCCAGCATCTCATTGCGGATATCGCCCTTCGTCCTTATCCCACGATCAAGTTCCTCAACGGCTCGGTCTGGGTCTTCCGCACAGCCGGCAAGGACGGGCGCTTTATTCGCGGGTTGGAATTCGACCGCATCAATTACGATGAGGCCGGCCTGGACTACACCGGCGAAACGATCAAGATCCTCAGAGGCCGGCTTCGAGGCGTGAGACCGGACGGCTCGCAGCGCATGGCCCGCATGGATGTGATCACCTCCCCCACTGATGCCCAGTGGCTCAAGGAGCGCTTTGATAAAGGCGATCCAACCTCGGACAAATTCGACCCCGATCATTTCTACAGTTTGCGCGCCACCACCTACGAGAACACCCGGCTCGATCCCGAACAGATCAAGGCGATGGAAGCCGAATACACCGATGAAATGATCGATGTGGAAATGCGGGCGAAGTTCCCCGAATACGGCATGAGCTTCTTCCCCAAGTCGCACCTGCAAGCCTGCGTGGATCAATCGCTGAACGACGCCGCGTACGAGGCGATGCACCCGGAGAAAGGCGCTCCCAAGCGCGGCTACGTGGTTGAGGAGCATCCCCGTTACGGCATCACCAAATTCGAGCTGCCCTTTGACCCCAGGAAGAGCTACATCTCGGTGGGAGATCCCGGCACCGACAGCCCGCCTCACCGCAATTCGGGCGTGGTGATGGTCTTTGACATCTCCCAGAAGCCGATCCGCAACGTGTATTTCCATTGGGTGGATGGACGCGGCTCCTACAACCCGTTCCTCAATTCCTACAAATACGCGATGGAGAAGTACCGCCCCATCCTCAAGGGCATGGACACCACCGGCACCCAGAAGGCGATCGACGAGCTGGCTTTCGAGAACATGGGGCTTTCGATTGACGGGTTGAACTTCTCGCAGGACAAGGCGCGCATGCTCAATTCCCTTTCGCTCGACGTCTCCAATCACAATATTTGCTGGCCGGTGATCAAGGGCCTGGTCAAGCAGATGAACAATTACTGCGACGAGGTGGAGCTGAAGAAACTGCCGCAGGATATCGTGATGACGATTGCCCAGGCTTCCTTCCTGGCGCGGTATATCAACAACCCGGAGACCACCGAAGAACGCGAGACGTTTGTCCCGAGCCATTCAAACTACCGGCAGGCTTTCAAAGCCAGGACGTCCGGAAGGCGAAGGTGATCCACTGCGCTTCCTGCACTCAATGCCGGCACCGCCAGACTTTCATGGAAGGCAAGCACGAGTTTGAACTTTGTGAAATCTCAGGCCAACAAATTCCAGCGCCGTTTCGTGGGGATCGGTACTGCGACCAGTTTCAACAGAGTGGCTGCGAGTGCGAGAAATGTAATATTGATTATCCGGTTGTAAATTTGACTTTACGGAGTTGGAATGCTAAGATCACAAATGCAGATGCCGCAAGCGGTAGGAAAGCTGATCCAGACGATCCGAGAGATCGGTTATGGTGAAATGTACGGGGTGGAGCTCAACATGGCTACCCCAGAGACGATCATGGATGTCTCACACAACGAGCGCGATATGGTTCGCTTCATCCTGGACGGAAATCCATACCTGGATGTGCTGACCATCCACGACAGCCAGCCTGTGTACGCGGAGCAAGACTTCGCCTCACGCGGGTTCCGGTGTCGGAAAAAAACGAAGTTCCCCACCGCATAAGCGAAGGGTCCAACCGGACCCTTCTTTTATTTTAAAAAGGATTTCCATGAACTTTCCTGAATTTTCAGATTTGTCGAACGTCTCAGCCTCCACCAAATCGGGGTGGGAGCAGCACCTGGCCATCCTACAGGAATATTACTACTACATCTCCGGGCAGGTCTTCAAAGAGAAAGTACCCTCCAACATCCCTGAAGACGCGGCGGATATGTACCCGCTCCAGATGAACCTGTGCAAGATGATGGCAAAGGCGCAATCGGACAGCATGTTCGGGGAATGGGAAGACCAGATCTTCAAATACGTCGTCAAAGATGGCGCCGACAGCGATGACACCTCCAAGAAAGCCACGGGACTGCTGGACAGCATCATGTCCGCCTCCAGCGCCAATTCGATGTTCTGGGAGCTGGAATTCATGCGCAACGCCTTCCGAGGGGCGCCGCTGAAGATCACGCCCACGCTGACCTACCCCTACATCAAGTGGTCGATGCCCCCGGTCGAGAGCTTCATGCCGATCTGGGATCCGGAAGATGAGAACAAACTTCTGGAAGTCTACATCGTGTACGAGATCACCCGCGACCAGGCCAGGCTGGCCTACGGTTATGACGGCGGCGGCAAGGATATCGTGTGGCGGGTGGAGCACTGGACCAAAGGCACCTACGTCAACACCATTGACAACAAGCCCATGCCGGAATTCTCAGGCGCAAACCCGTGGGGCTTCGTGCCCTTCACCTACATCCCCCGCGTGCGCACCACCGATTGGTTTGGAGACGCCCTGACCGACGAGCTGATGCCGATCCAGGATGAACTGAACGCAAGGCTTGCGGATGTGGGCGAGGCGATCAACTACAACGCCCATCCGGTGCGTTGGGGACGCAACCTGCCCAAGGGGTTCAACACCAAGAACTTCCCAATCGATCCCAACGCCATGTGGGACCTGGGCAAGACCATCGGCAATTCCCCTGCGCCTGAAGTGGGCATGCTCGAAGCAAAAGCCGCGGTGGGTCAGGGCGTGATGGACTACATCCAGTTCATCTACGACTGGGGCCGCACTTCCTCTTCCACCCCCGCGATTGCCTTTGGTGAGGATGAAGGCTCGCAGCGATCGGGAACGACTTTGGAGATCCGCATGTGGTCGCTGGTCAAGAGCATTCGCCGCAGCCGGTCGTATCTGGCCGAGGGCGTCATTCGCGCCGTGAAGATGTCCGGTGAGATCCTCAAGCAGAAAGGACATTCGGATATTTCGAGCAAGGTGATCGCGAGACTGATCGACGGCTCGATCGTGCCCAGCCTGGCGGATGTGCTGCCCAAGGACCACCAGGCGATTGTGGACGAAGTGCTCAAACTGCGCTCGACCCAACCCGCGCCTTCGATCTCGCTGGAGACTTCCCAGAAGATCCTCTCCCGTGGCGCCGGTGAAGTGGACCGCATCAAGAGCGAGCTGGCCGACAAGGTGCTGTACCCTCCAGCGCCTGAACCCTCCAACAAGGTCACCGAAGGGCTGAAAGGTAAGGCCATGCCCCAGGCAACGAGCAAGTGAAAGGCGTTTTCGTGAGCGACGAGCACCATCCCTACCAGGATGAGGGCGCACGCAAAGTTGCGCTTGAGATCGTGCGCAACTTTGCGCCTGACCTGATCATCACCGGCTCGGACGGGCTGGACTTCTACAGCCTGTCCAGCTTTGACAAGAACCCCGACCGGTTGAAGACCGGCTTGCAGGAGGAGATCGATAGTTGGAAAGCCGCCATGCGCGAATGGAAGAGTGCCGCTCCACGAGCGAAGCTGCGCTGGATCATCGGCAACCACGAGGACCGCTTGCGCCGCTACATGTGGAGAAATCCACAGCTATACGAAATCAGCGCACTCAGTCTGCCGAACCTGTTGGGCCTCTCTGAATTCGGCATCACGGACGACGGCAGCGAGATCCAGATCCACAACCTGGTCATCCGCCACGGTTCCATCGTGCGCAGGGGCTCCGGGCAGTCGGTGAGAGCCGAGATCGAACGGGAGCGCTACGCGGTGTCCGTGCTCAGCGGGCACACGCATAGAGGCGGCAGCGTGCTGTTCACCACTCGGAACGGCATTATCCAGGGACAGGAAGCCTTCTGCCTGTGCAAAACCGAGGCCGAATATGTGGACCGGCCGGATTGGCAGCAGGGGATCGTGCTGTTCGAGGTGGATGAGCGCGGCCTCACCTTTGAGCCGGTGCCCATTATGAAGTTCCGGTGTCGGAACAGAGCGGTGTGGCGCGAGAAGGAATACATCAGTTGAAAAGGAGAAATTATGCCTGAACACAATTTGCTCGATATCAGCAACTACCAGGAACAACCAGGTCTCAAGCGGTTCATCGACTGGCGGGTATTGAAAGACGATCCCTTGAACTTCGAGGGGATCTGGATCAAGTCCAGCGAAGGCGAGAGCGTGGACTTCTACCCGGTCGCGGATTTCAAGCGCCAGGTGGCCGGCGCCCGCAGCGTGGGCTTCTTATCGGTGCAGCCCTACCACTTCTACTACTACCATGTACCCATGGACATTGACGCGGATGGGGAACTGGAATGGTACATCCTCAACCCGACCCTCATGGCTCAAGCGTTCTTCAAGTCGTGCGATGGATTCACTTTCTCTCACCCGATGGTCGATCTGGAAGATCCCTACATCATGCGCTTCCTGACCTATTCGGACACGGCCTCCGCGAACGCGGCGATTGCTTTTGCCTCAAAGGTCATGGCCCACATCCACAAATACCTGCTGGAAGTGGAGCGCCTGTTCGGGGCCCGCCCGGACATCTACAGCGCGGACTGGTGGTGGTCTCCTATCGCGAGACTGCTGCTGGATAACGGCCGGGCGAGCGAGCTGGCCTGGGTGAGCAACTACAAGTGGATCGTCGCCAACTACACCCTGGGCGGACCCATCGTGCCGGCAGGCGTCCGGCGAGACCACATCATCGCCTGGCAGCGCACCTCGACCCCGAAGCCCTACGTCAAGGGAATCCCGACCGGCATGATTGCCCCCGGCTCCAACCTCGATATCGACCAATGGGTCGGCAGCGAGCAGCAGTGGTTGGACTACACTGGTACGAACGTGATTGAGGTACCCATGACAGGAACTTACAAAACCACCGTTCCGATGTCGGAACGCGGCAGGCTGACCTGGTTCTCGGACGAGGACAAGAAAGTGGATATCGCCGGCGTATGCGCTGCATCCGATGCGGTCTTTCTCGCCATGGTCTCGCAAGCCACCGGCACGATGCTGGTCAAAAAGGATGCGGCCTTCCCGACCTGGGTGGACCGATTGAGTGTTCCGGGCCTGGGCGTGGTCACACTCGACGCCAATCTGTTCTGGAACAAGGAGATCGACAAAGACAAGTTCACCGCCCGAACTATGTGGGTCAATGAAACCATTCGCGCCATCATCGACCAGTGGCGTTCAGTCGCAATTCCTTACTATCAATGGGACGCGAAGAAGCTGGAGATCAATTCCGCAACCGGCTGGCACAAATTGGCCGGCCTGGTGCTGCTGATGACCTCAACCACGTATGTCAAGACCGGGACAGGCGTCAACGGCATGTGGCAGACGGCGCTGATCGATGACATCACCAAGGTGCTGCGCACCCTGATGGACGGCGGCTACATCCCGCTGGTCCCGATCTACCTCGCCGCCAGTTGGGACTTCTACAAGACCTACGATGGCGATGAGACCTTCAAGCCCGAATTGATGATCGCGAGCGGGCAGCTCGCCGGCATGGGCATCACCCGCGTGTGGGGCAAACCGCAAGCCGGGTTGATGGCTGAAGTTCCCATGGGAACTCCGCTGGAGACCCTCTCTGAAGCCTGGGCGTTTGTGCCTGGAAATGACTTCGCCTACCCCTACTCCCCCAAGGCCGCCAACATGCAGTTCTTTGTCTACTCCTTCGGGCGTATCCTCGCCAAAAGCGCGTTCTACGCAGGTGCCTCACTCTCCCCCATCACCAGCGCGGTGTGGTGCGATACGGCCTCTGAGATGGGTAAGTCACTCGGCGCAACGATCACTCCCCCGCCTGTGGTTATTCCTCCGGTGCCAATTCCGGAACTCGTCACTTTGCAGGCTCAGGTGACGAGCATCCAAACCAAACTGGAACTGCTGTACAGCACTCTGGTGGACGGCCTGAAATAGTGAGCATTTGACAACGCTGTAATAGTTGTGATACAATTGTAATAAATACGCAACGCCTTGCGCAAGCTGGCCGTTCCGACACCGGAAGGCCGTTCCGAAACTGGAACGGCCTTCTTTTTATTCCCAGAAAGGAGGTACCCAATTGAAAAAGATCGACCCAAAAGCGAAAAGCAAAATTGTGCCGAAGGGCAAGATTGCCCCCAAGTCTGGGATGGAGAAGAACGGAGAAAAAACGCCCAGGAAAGGCTGCTGAACCTGGAGGGCAAGATCGCCAAATTGGATGTCTCGATCTCTGAGCTTCAGAGAATTATCAACCATCTGAGAAAGACCATTGAGGAATTAAAGCATGAATGAAGAAAACACCCCTGACCAGCAAGCACCTTCTGGCCAGCAGGAAAATTGGAAAGCACGGTATGACGGCCTGGTACGTAAGGTCGAGCAACTGACGATGGATAATCGCTCCACTCTGGAGCAGCTTGCGACGCGGACTTCGGAAGTCGAACAACTGCGTGCGCAACTGAGCCTGAAGGAAGTCGAGAAGACCAGCGCGGTTGGGGAACGAGACAAGCAAATTCAGTCGTTCCAGGCGGCTCAAGGACTTACCCAAGTCGAGCTGAATGATTTGCGTGCGATGAAGATCAAGCTGGATGTGATCAAGAAGCTCGGCAACCCTGGGCTGATGAAGGTCATGGACAGCATCCCGGCGATGCAGGACGCGGCCGCAATCGAGACTGTGTTCACCAATTTAGCTGCATTCGCCACCGACGCGGCAAACGAACGCGAGAAGCAGTTGAAAGCGGGCATTACGCCGGCCTTCAACTCGCAGCAAACGGTTGTTTCCCTGCCGGCGAGTGATGAGGAGTGGGCCAAACATATCGACAGCCTGCCCCTCGGCTCGAAAGAAAGACAGGCGGCTCACGATAAATTCTGGACCTGGGCCTCCTCGAAATATGCATGAGGTAAATAATGCCTAACGCTTACGAAACTGGTACTTTAATGTCCGGTGCAATGCCCGCGTGGCAGCGCACCTATTACGAAGGGGTCCTGATGGATACCATTCGCACCAAGTCGATCATGGTGCCGTTCTGCCAGATCAAGGAAGATTTCCGCGCTAAAGACACCGGTACGATGGTCTTCTCGGAAGTCTATGACACTTCCCCGAACTGGAACGCCCTGACTGAAAACAGCCTGTGGCTCTCCGGTACCCATCTGGATACCCGCTCGGTGTCTCTCGCCCTGGAAATTCACGGTGATGTGCTGAAGTATTCGGACTACACCGATGCCCTGAACTACCTGAACAAGGGCGATTTCAAGGGCCTGGTCAACGACAAGATCGGGGTCAATGTGACTGAGACCCTCGACATCCTGGCGCGCAACGCTTTCCTGGCTCACCCCAGCAAAGTCTTTGGCGGCGGGCTGCGAGCGAACCGCCTGGCGATCCTCGCGACCGACCTTTTCCTGCCTGATATTGCGGAACTTGCCCGCACCCATCTGGAAGAAGCTGAAGTGCCGGGTGTGGCCGCGACCCAGGATACCGACCTGCAGACCATCGTGTGCGTGACCACGCCCCGCGTGATCCACGACATCCGCACTGCCGCGGCTTCCAATTGGCTCTCCATCAACCAGTACAACGACGCCACAAAGAAATTCACCGGCGAAGTCGGCTCCTGGAACGGCGTGCGCTTCATCCGCACCAACCGCCTGCGCATGCTCAACCACGGCGCTGTAACCCAACAGACCACCCTGTCGGCCCCCACCGTCAAGGGTCAGGGCGCTGCCGCGACCGTCGATATGGTCTACAGTCCCGGCCAGAATGGATCGGTCCGCACGGTTCCCTTTACCCTGGCGACTGGTTTTGCGGTCGGAGACACCGTGACTATTCACTCCGTTCTTGTGGGTGGTGGTGCGACCAAGCCTCCGATCGAAACCGACGGCACCCAGGAAACTCGGCGCATCGTGGCGATCGCCGGCCTCAACATCTCCTTCGACAAGCCGCTGCTGAAAGAACACGCTTCGGGCGACCTGGTCACCAAGGGCATCCCGATCCACGCCTCGATCTTCATGGGCGGCCCGGCCGTAGTCTACGGCATCGCAGAACGGCCTACCCCCGTCTTCCCCCCGAAGATGGACGACCTGATGATGGTTAACCGCATTGGCTGGCGCGGCTTCTTCAAATTCCAACAGTTTCGGCCGGAATGGATTGAGTGCCATGAAACTTCCGGCACCTCGAATTAGTTCCACGTAGTTGTAACTTGGCTAAGTTTGCAGTATAATAGAACAAATGTTCTATACAGGAGTTCGAAATGCTGCAAACTACTTGCCAGGGATGTGGGAAGATGATTGAAACCTTTCCTTCTCAACCGAGAAAATATTGTTCAGTCGCTTGTAAGAACCTTACCAAATCAACAGAAGTAACCTGCAAAAATTGCGGAAAGGTCAGCCGGGTTCCGAAATCTATCTCGTCCAGATCATTTTGCTCGTCAAAATGTCAAAGGCAGCACGAGCACCTAAATGGAAAAGAGAAGGCGAGAGGACGAAGAGCCGGGTACACGACCAAAGCCTGTAAAACGTGTGGGATCGAATTTGAGATCCTATCATCGAAAGCAGACCGCAGACACCATTGTTCAAGATCATGCAGATCCAAAGACCCGGAAATCATGGCTCTTATGAGGCCGCCAAATCCGAAAACGGTTCTTTGCGCGTACTGTGGAAGTGGAATAACTCGGAGCGTAAGCAGCTTCAAGGTCGGAGATAGACTTTCTTTCTGCTCAATGGACCACCTTGGAAAGTACAGGTCCGGTAGCGAGGAATACGGCGATAGGCTACTGAAATACAGAAGAGATGCCGGAACCCTGCCGAACAATCTAGAACGGTACATCATGGAAATCTTTCCTTCTCTTACTTACGTTGGAGATGGAAAGTTGTGGATACGGATCGACACTGGAAAAAGAAAATGTCCAGACTTCATCCTCTCCGGTTCTAACAAACTCATAGAAATATGGGGTGACTACTGGCATGAAGGTCAATCGAGAGAAGACGCGAAAGACGTTTTTGAGAGAGCAGGTTACGAATGTTTGATTGTTATGCAAAGCGAAATACAAAAAGATAAGGAAGCGACAATGAAGCGAATGAACGATTTTTTGAAGGTAACTATCTAAATGACGACCTGGGCTTCGTTCCTCACGGACACTCGCACTGATCTTCAGGACACGTCGGTAACATCACCGCGTTGGACAAGCAAGATCCTTTATCTGTATGCCAAGGATGGCATCAGAGACTATTCGACCTGGTTTCCAAAACGCACCGACCGTTATGCGATGAGCCTCCTAAATGGGACATTCGTATTACCGCTGGATTTCATATTGGAAATTTTAGTCGAGAGCCCCAAAGGAACTTATCTGGAGAGAAGGAAAGAGATACCAGGAACGAAGCTCAGACGGTCCAACTACTACTTCACGGAGGGCGGCAACCTTTACCTGGGAGCCCCCTCCGATGAAGTCCTGCTGACCTACCACTCCTCAAGGTCCGTTCCGACATCGGAACAGGACGACGCTTTCATCTTCGATGTGCCGGATGTGGATATGGAACTGATCCGGCTGTACGTGAAGGCCAAGGTGTTCGAGCAAATGCGCTCAAGGTCAGCCGCGCTGGACCGCTTCAAGATGGGCTCCGGCCCCAGGGATGACAACCCGCTGCAACCCGAAGTGGCCGATCTGATGGCGGTTTACTACCAGAAGATCGCCGAGCGCACGGGCGGTGGGGTGATTGAGCTGTACCGCTCAGGACGGTTGAAATGATCCATGACGCTGTTCTGCACAAAATCTACACCTGTCTGCAAAAGAGCTGCATTGACGATCTACTAATCACCGATCCCACCCGCGCCGGGGTGATCATGATCGGCCCCTTGCAGGGCAATCCCGACCCCGATGTCGCACGCATCTCAATCACCATTCACGAGAACGACCCTGACCGCTCCATGGGTGGGGTCGCCAGGACGCGCATCTGGCAGGATGAAGTCATCAACATGGAAATGGGCGATGGGCACGGCTGCGCCACCTGGAGCCGCAAGTTTTCGGTCAAGGCTCGCTGCCTGCTGGAAAGCTCTCGCGAAGAAATTGCCGCGGCAAGAGATATCTCGTCCACGGTGAGATCACGAATTGAAAAGACGCTGCGCGATATCGATTTTGCTGGAGTGGAAACCGCAGCGGAATATGTCTCGCAGGGCATTATGACCTACCTGCTCAAGTCCGAAACGCTTCAATCTGGGGGTCCGCCGGATGCCTTCGACTTCCACAGCAAGATCAAGTTTGAAATTTGGACCACGGAGAAACCTCAATGACCTCTGCTATCAAGTCAGTTCTCGGATTTGCGAAACAAACCGGGTTGGGCGTGCCCAACATCACCCCGGCCAATTACAAGTACATGCTCTATAACCAGGCATCCTTCGCCCCCACCAACGTGGTGCTGCCGTTGGATACAGAAGTCGGTGGGCCAAGCCCGCTGATCCGCGACATGGTCAAGACCGGCGTCTTTGGCGGCGGGCAGGTGGAATTCATCCCCCGGCCTGACATCATCGGCACGATCCTGACCGGCGTGATCGGCAAGGATGTTTCGACGGCAGTGCCAAGCGCCACCGGCGCCTTCAAGCATGTCATCGACTTCAAGACCGACCCGTTCGATGTGGACTATTACACCTCGGTCCACGCTCCGGGCGGGCTGTGGGGCGATCAACTGGCGGACTGCCGCCTGACGGCTCTGGGTCTGAACTGGCGTGCTGCCAACTTCGTGCGCGGTACGCTCGGTGTCTCAGGGGGTCTGCCCTCCAAGGTGACTACCCCGACCGGCGCCATCCCCGACAGCGGTGTGCCTTTCCTGACCGTGATGGCCGGCATCGAACTGCCGACCGCGACCGCGCTCAAGGTTCTGGCGGGTTCCTTCGTCGCGGGCAACTCGATCCCGATGGACGAACAGTGGGTGGTGGGTTCCTACAGCCCGGATGCCTTCGATATCGTTTCCCGCGCCTTTGCTATTCAGCTCGTGGTCAAGATCACGGACGCCACGCTCTACAGCAAGATGATGTACGACCCCGCTGGTGGTTCCGCCTGGGCCGCTTCCCTGTTCCGCGAAGCGCACTTCAAGCTTCAATTCAACGCCGACAAGATGGTCGGCACTGGAACACCGGTGCCCACCAGTCTGATCATCAAGGGCCATTCCACGGTGGATAACGTGGTCTGGTCAGCCGACCCCATCGCGGTTCGCGCCGGCCGCCAGATCATCATGAGCATGACCGGCATGTTCCTCGCGACCGATGCAGGTTCCCCGATCACGGTGGAACTGACCAATGCGACCGCGCTCGCATACTAAACGATATTCCAGGAGGCAAACAATGAAATTCGGATCCTACGCAATTTTTGACGAAGTGGTTCACTCGTTTGAGAAAGAACCCAACTGGTTTTGGAAGATCAAACCACCCACCAGCGGCGACGAACTCTCGATCGCCAAGTTCATGACCATCAACCGCGTGGAACTGGGCCCCGACGGCGTGCGCCGCGAGCTGCCCCCGACCTACGCGGAAATCTGCCACCGTGAGATCGCCCTGTTATTCGCAGGGACCAACATCCCGCTGGACGCCGAGAAGTCGGTTGAGGATGGCGGTGAGCCTGTGGTGAAGATCGGCGTAACGGTTGAGAAGATCGAAGCCGTGCTCAAGCAGATGCCGCACCCGATGGTGACGGAAATCTGGGACGCGATTGCTGACGCAGTCCCGACCTGGGGGCCGCAGCGCCCAAACGCGAAGAGCTCCTCACCGAAATAGAGGATGCGGTTAAAGACGAGATCGTTGCGGAGGCGCATGAAGATCCCGTCCTCAGCCAAATCCTGATGCTGATCATCAATTCCATTGTGACCGAGCGGGAGATTTACCAGAGCGTTCTAAATGAACCCTCCTTCTACCGGCGATACCTTCTCCCCTGGGTGAGGGAAGGAATGGAAGAGAAAGCAAAGATCGAAAAATCACAAAGTAAAGGGGAGTTGGGGTGACGCCTCCCATCCTGACTTCCCCTTTTTCGTGAGGAGCGTTCAATGGCTGGAAAATTCGTATCCGCTTTCAACAAGAAATCCATTATCTCGCGCATGGCGGATAATATCCGGGCCGTTACGCCCAACCTGTCCAGCCGGGTGGATGCGAACTTCGGCGAAACCCATCCCAGCGAATTGTCCAATAAAGTCCTAACCGAAGCCGACTTCTCTGGACAGTTCGGCATTCTTCGTTTTTCCATTGAAGAAGCCAACCGCCAGCCCAACCACGATTTCACCCCCGCGGTCAATAAGGCGCTTGCCTGGGTGGTCAGCAATGCCTACGACCAGACCCGCTCAGCTAACCCATTTGTCGCCGACATCACGAAAAACCAGGGCGTTATGGCCGGCCTGATGTCCGCTCCGGTCGACCTGCACTTCATAACCGATGTTAAGTTTGGTAATGGAACCATCGGCGATCTCTATCCGCTGCTGAAGCAGGCTAACGCCCTTTCAGATGTCACAAGTATGCTGTGGGCGGCTCAGGATCGGGGCCATGTGGCTCAGGCGGCCCGCATGGCCGGCATGGGAACAGACTTCGGCGGGTTGATCGGCGGCTTCGCGGATGTCGTGCAGGAGCTTCGCCTCAACCAATTTGAGGGGTTTGGAAACTACGTTCCTGGTATGGCAGAATACGACCGGTTCAATCAATCGACCGGATTTTTTGCCGTCAAGAAGAAGACGGATGTTGACAAACTGATTTCCTCGAAGACCAGCTACCGCTCCTACGCAGAGGACGAGGAAGAAGAGAACCCGTACGCCGATATGAACAACGTAAACGGCGAGGACGACCGTGGCGCCGCGGTGAATTCAAGCTTCGTCACGGACGGTGGGATCAACGACAACTTCGACCCGATCCAGCCTTATTCTGTCAGTGGAACCGGCTCCGAATTCAAGGGCGGGTCTCTGGCTGAGGCTGCCGGCATTCCGCAGGGCGTGGGCATCGATTTCAGCGGCGTTGAGGATACGAAGGCGCTGTTGAGGCGTTTTATTACCGGGGGTCCGATTGAACTGACCGGAACCGATGGCAATGTTTATAAAATCCCCGGTTTCAAAAACAACGGGCGGATCGGTGAGAGCGGCGAGCGAAAGGCATTGGATGCTCAGGCCGTAGAGCATGGGCACTTCATGTTTGGCGGTGTCAAGATCATGATGCCGGTCAATAAAACCGTGGCAACCGCGTATATCTCAGGGCTTGAGGGACTGTCTGCCATTGACCGTTTCGACGCCAGCATGAACGACCAGAACAGGATCGTAACGCGGAGCGAGCCAAGAAATCTCGGAATAACGTCAGGTGACGCTGAACTTCACTACGATGGTTTCGGAAATCACCAGGACGCGCTCACAACCGGGAAATATTATAAGAAGCAAAAGGCCGGGGTCACAGGTTCCGGTGCGGTCATTCCTCAATGGCCGCCCTCTGTAGCGGGTCTTCCAAGAAAGATACTTCCGCTCAACGGTTTGCCGCAGAAGATGGCACTGGCACAGGCAAGATTTACAGGAGATACGTCCCAGAGATCCCCTTCTGGCATTCCCGTTCCCCAGTGGCCGCCTGTTCCGACATCGGAACCGCGCCGTATTTCCCCGCTTGCCGCTCCCAGGCAGATCGAGAAGTTCAGGCAGGCGCTTCAACTGCCTCAGTCGACTGGAATTTACGATCCCGCGACCGCCGCTGCCGGAACAAGTGACCCCATTCACGGTCAGGTCTACGACAGCATCTTCAGCGCGGGAGCCCTGACCAGCAGCAAGCTTGGCAACCTGATGACTTCCCTTGCAAGAGCAAACAGTATTTCCGGGTATCCTCAGCCGAATAATGATCGGCTTCGATTTGGATTGGGCGAACAGAACAGGGTACTGAGCTCCATGAATTTGCACGATGTCGTATCTGGAGCAGACGCGAGAGGATTTGCGCTGGGGCAGGCATCCGCAAGGAACTTTATCGACAGCCTTGGACTTCAGACGGTCTTTGAGGCAAGCGACGATTTGCGCACCAGCAAAGAAGTACCGGGTGGGTACAACAATACTGGCGATGAGAAAAGCGGCCCACCTGTTTACCTGCTGAAAGCCAGTTCGACCTACCGCTACAGCTATAAAAACGACGACGGAAAAGTCGTATTCGTGCAGGGGGATCATAATCCTCAAGAAAAATTTGAAGCAGAGACGGAGCGTGCCGATCCCCAGGACCAGGTGATGGTAAGTCGGTTCGCTGCCGATGAGCAAAGAGTTTTGAGCGCCAGGCGGAATGCCCTGGATATGGGGATTACCTCGGATGAAATCACAGACGAAAGCATCATGGAAGGTGCGGCGGCCAGCAATGAGCGCACTGCGTACAACGCTGTGGTGGCTTCAGCCGCCATTGATCTCGACTATGCGAACGAAGGCTTCAACGTTTCGGCTCAAATCGCTCTGGCTGGTATTAAGGATGGATGGAGAAAAGCCGTCACCGCCTACATGCCGGCGTATCAGCAAGCCAGATCCAGGGCCGAATTTGTTGCGCTGAGAAATGCGGGTGTTTATTCCGCACTCGCCGCCATCAATAACCCAAGGCCCAAGCCTTTATCCGAAAAACAACAGCTTATGCTGCAAGCCAATCACACCGAAGAAGCCAGTATTGCGGCAATGAACGAAGAGCGCCTGCCCCCCAGTGATCCAGGCGACTACGGTGATATCGGGGAACAGGTCGATCAGCACAACCTCAGAACGCCCAGGCAAGCCAGGAATATTAGAAAAGTCGGACCAGATGGAAAACCTATGCAAACTACCCAACGTGTTGTCAGTTCAAGCTCCGGCCCCGCCATATCTGTGAAAGGTATCGCCAAACGCTCTCTGCATATCAGCGAAACCAATGGAGAGCGCAGCAGAGACAAGACAGGGGTTGACCTGCTGGCTGAGAGCTCCTCCATTCCGGTGCGCATGGCGAACCCTGGTGGTGCTGGAGAGGCGGCCATGCGTGCTGCGGCAGCTCGTGCGGCGGCAGCGGCGAACGCGGCCAGTGGTATTCCTCCGCTCGCCGGAGCCGGTGGAGGTGGCAACGGCGGAAATGTACCTCCGACCACCACGGCTGTGCCTCATGTAACACCTCCTACTGGAGGGAATGGCAGGCGTCCTCAAGGTAGTGCCGACAACATCCCTGGGAATGATCCATTTGCGGGAGACGGTTCCGATGTCGGAACGCCTGTCGATCCTGGCGCGCCCGTTCGTACTACCGCAAATTCTGTTGGCGTTCCTTCGAGCCACACCACCGAAGCGCCCAGAAGGGTTGTAAGCTCAGTAGTTTCAGACGAAATTCTCGAACAAGCGGAAGATATTTATCAGCAGCGTGTTGGGATTACAAATGATTTTCTCGTGGCAACGGGATTGCCTCATGGTCCAGAAAGAGACGCTGCCGTGGCAATAGCCTCCCAAAGGCTGCGCAGGAATGAAGGCCGTGAAGAATACCTTGCGATGCTGCACGTTGGCAGAAATCCTACAAACGCAGAACTTGATCAAGCCAGAGGCTTCTTCATGGATGCGATCAACAACGCGCACGCGGAGGCGCCGGGAAGCAATCCGTTAGATCACACGGAAAATGGGGCCGCGCCCGACAGATCGGGCGGCAATAGAACGGGAAGACCGAACGCATTGGTCAGAGATGCCATGGATCGGGGGGCAAGAAGATCGCCCGACTATTCTCCCGTGATCAATCCGGTTGCCGCTGGCGAGAAGCAGTTCTTTAAGGTAGCAAGTACGTTCATGGACCGGTACGCCGATGATCATTTCGACGGAGACGAAGACGGCGCGAGAAGTCGGGCAGGATCTCTCTACCAGGGCTACATGGACGCCGAAGCGAAGGACGGCAGCGGCAAGGCGTATCTCAATGAAAATGTAGAAGGCAGCTACAAACTTGACTTTGCAATCGCCACTCGCAGCGGAAGATTTGCCCTTGAGGGCGCATCGAATTTCAACAAGCGCATGGGACCCACTTCCATCGAAGCGAACTTCGAAGCGGCAAAGGCCAGGGGCGACGGTGGATACCTGGGGGGATATTCAAGCCAGCATGGAGATCTCAGCACCGGGGAGGTCGATATGGGCAACGGCGTGGTGCGCCAGGTCTCAACCATCAAGCGCGATGGCACAGTCACCTCCACCCCTCAAATGGTGGATATGTCCGAGACAATTGCCAAGGCCGCGTTGATCAAGGCCGGCTCTACGCCGACCTCAAGTGATCCCGCGGCAGCCGCAGAAACCATCAAGTCGCGTGTCAACGCGGTCATTATGGAGCATGTCGATAACATCGCCACAGCCATGCGAAAGCAGGGTGCCAGCGAGACGGAGATCGGCGAAGCCACGACGCGCATCAAGGATGCTGCGATCTATCAGGCTAGCCAGTATCAAAAAGGCGGGGCAAGAGAACTTTCGGAAACTTCCGGATCTGGTATTGCCGTCAAAAATAGCGCCCAGGTAAGGTTTGGTTCGCAGAGACCCGCGAACGTCAAAGACCTTGAAGATATCATGGCATCCCGTCCGGGCGTAGCCAGCAAGGTAAATGACCTGGCGGAGAGAAGCGGCAAGACGTTCGACGAACTACTGAGCGCTCCTGCCTCCGAGATGAACTTTATTGAAGATGGCGAGATGTCGCTCCAGTTGGGCGGCAATGGCAGAAAAAGAGGCGGCAGCGGCGGTTGGCAGGAACGGGTGGGCAACATGCGCAGCTCCCCGGTTGTGCAAGCGTTGTACGGCGCTTACATGGCCAAACGCATGCTCTCGATGGCCATGGGGCCGATGGGGGCGGAGATTGAGAAGTATGGGGAATATGCTTCCAACCTGGGTGTCCTTGGATCAAACGCGAACGGTGACGTTTTAGGCGCTGGTGAAGCCGGCGCGGCAGGAAGAAAATCAATCGGAGATACCTGGTCGGGCCGCGGCGCCTACCAGGCGTTCGGCGCATTTACGGATGCCAATTTCTATATGTCCGGTATGGGAGAGGGCGCGTCGAGGTTCAAGGCGGCTGCGGGCGTAGGCGTTACGGTAGCCGGCGAAGCGATGTTGGCTGGCGCAGTCGCCGGCCAGATGGGGAACGCTTATGAAGCCAGCAGTTCAATGGGCAAATTTTCCGCAGGTTTGGCAAAGGGTCTTCCGATAGCAGGGTTGGCAGCGGCGGCCGTTGTTACTGGCGGAACCGCAGCCTTTGAAATCATCAATATGATGAACCCCGGCTCCGATCCAATCTCATGGTCCAGCATCGTAACCAACACCGCAAAAACCGGCGCTAAAGAAAGCGCAAAAGCCAGGTTCCTCAAAGAGAACACCAAGTTCAATAACCAGAACCTTTTTGACGGTTTGATCCTTGGCGGCTATAACCAGAACATCAGCCGGGATGTAAGCGACGCAGACATCCAAAGCGTAATGACGCCGATCGAAAAGGCATTCGCCTACGGCGAAGAAGATCCGGACGTAAAGAAGTCGATCAAGAACGCCGGGATGCTCTCGCAGTACAACATGGATGCTGCGGCCCAAACCCAGGCAGCGCAGGCTTACTTCAAGGCGTTCGGTCGGGTCTTTGAAGAAGACACCGTAACCGCCGCCGGTCCCAATATCGCAAAGTACGGCGCCGGGCTTATTGGGCAAATGGCCCAGTATGGCTCCGGGTTGGGCTATGCAGCGGGGTCGGCAGGGCTCAAAGCGGCCGGCGATAGTTATGGGGCTGCCAATGATCCGGCCGTACGCGAAGGCATGGATGCCGTCTCCGCCAGAAACTCCCAATTATCGTCGCAAGCGGCGATGTACTCCTCCCCGCTGGACGCGAAGACGGTCGAGACCATCGGGCGGGTGTACGGTGTAAAAACACAGCAGCAGGCCGCAACCTGGACAGCCGTAAACGCTCAGATGGCCTATGCCCAGAAGGGCGAGCTTTCGGTTGAGCAGCAAGCCTTTGCTGGACGGGTTGCCGCCACCTCAAGCCCGATGCAGGGGGCGTTCGTCTCCTCGATGGGGCAGGTTGCCAACCGGGCCGGGTTCAACGCCGAAGCGGTGATGAACTTCGCCAGCAATACGAATTTCACCGCTCAGCAAATTTCCGACATCGGAACGTTCCAATCCGGGGATTTGCAGGGCATGTCCTACGTCGCCAACCGACCCGGCAACGAAAGTCTCTCTAAGTACGCGTTCAACGGGCCGGGCGGCAACTCGATCTTCGAGACCAACGGCGACGCCGCGATGACCATGGCTCGCCAGTGGGCGGGCGATAACGTTCTGACGGGCGGTATCGGACCCGGCTTCGATTGGCTGAAGGACAGCTCCTCCAACCGCGAGACCGCCTCCAGAATGCTCGACACCACGGACAAGGAAACGCTTGATGCTTTTATGCGGACAGATAACAGAGGCGGTATGTTCGGCATTCGCCAGCTCGCCGCTGAGAAGTCCTACAACAGCTCCATGGCTTCCATCGGCGTCACCTTCATGGGGATCGCGGCTCAGAGAACTTACCTGATGGGATCAGGCACCCGCGAGAACCCAGGCGCGGGTTCTGCCTGGGGCTACGAAGACCAGCAGCACCAGATGGAACACGCCTTTAGCGAAGCGGATTTGAACGTCAGCGAGACCCGCATGAATATGGGCAACCGCTACGCCATCCAGCGCGAGAACCTGCAATGGCAGGGCATGGGCGCCTCACAGAAATACAACATGTGGGGCATGGATACCAACTACAACCAGAACCTAAAGCAGCGCGGTTGGACGCAGGAAGACTACCAGTACCAGGACACCAACCGCGAACTGGGGTTGGACCGTGGACTGGTGGATCTCAACGAAAACATCCGCTTCTCTTCAGGGCGCGAACGGCGTATCTTGATGCGCCAGAAGGACCGCTTCGTTCAGGACTACAACCTCCAGGATGAGCAGATCGGCAAGGAGAGAGGGCGTACGGAAGAAATATGGGCGCTTGAGGATGAGCGCTACAAGAAACAGAAAGAATACACTATTGAGCTCAATTCGCTTGAGATCAAGAACTTCGAGCTGAACAAGAACCAGCGCATTGAGACTTACAAGCTGGATGTGGATGACCTTGCAAGAAAGCGCAAGGAACTGGACGAGCAGTTCAACTTGCGCGAAAAGATCGTGGAACTGACCCGCCTCAACGAAGAAAAGTCACTGGAACGCCAGGCAATGTCCGCTGGCATACAGGCTCAAGCGATCAAAGATCAACGAACCTATGAGCTTGCCCTGCAAAACGCCAACAAGGGCGCAGGCGAATTCATGGGCAAGATCTCGGACATGGCCAAGTATGAGGCGGCCATGGTGTTCATGGCCGTGATGGCGGCAACCGGGGTGACCATGAGCCAGATCCCCACCTCCAGCCTTATCGCCACTCAAAACATGGCGGTAGCCTTGAAGAACATGGACGAGAACAAAATCAGAACGTTGATCGAGATGCTTAAATACTTTGGAGGCGGATAGTGAATAAATATGTGGTTTTTGACGGGTTTCGTTATACCTGCCCTTTCAAGATGTGGGATATCCAGCCGGAGAAGCCGATGAGCTACCGCTACACCTGGGGCGCGGGGATCGAGGTTACATACGGTCCCAGCATCTTCAAGACTTGGCGCGGATCGCTGGTCGCCCGCATGACGCCCGTGGCGCTGTACGGTTCGATTGCCGACCTGCGCATATCTCTTGCGAAGGTAACTTTTGTGGAGTTCGAGGATCACGATGGAGTGGTCTACCACGCGCACGCGGCTTATGCGGGTCCGGAGAAATCCTTCTCGCCCAAGTGGGATGGAGCCAGCAACGCGATTTATATTCCAGTCATAATAGTAGCGGAGGCAGCATGAGAACAGGCAGTGATTTTAGTGGTTTTTTGGACAAGTCAAAAAAGTTGGACGCGGATGTGTATATCCTGGATAACCGGGCTATTTTTTATCCGTACGAAAGTGTTTATATGCCGGAACTTCCGAACGTCGTTTCGTTCAGCGCGATGACCGATGGCAACGGCCTGATCGTACGGGTCTGCCTGAATAATGCGGGGCAGGTCTGGTTCCAGGTGGTTGACGTATCCGGCAATGGCAGCTACATGCTCGTCAAGGATTGGACACGGGTGTTTTCGTTCACATCCGGCATCTTTGAAATTGCCTGTGGCGATGTTTTGTTCCTCGCAAATGCCATCAGCGTCACGATGATGTTCTTCAATTACGCGACCCTTACGTTTGGCACAGAATTCACCGTGCTAACGGATGTGAGCGCTAATTACACTTCACTTGCAGCCTGCAACGCGTGCTTCTTCGTCGCTCAGGCAATTGCGATCAGTGAGGGTTTTCAGTTCGAGATCAAGGGAAAGAACACGACGCTCGGTATCAGCTACCTGTCGAAAGCAAGTATTGTTTCGGGAACATTTAGCATCAACCTGGCTTGCACCGATAACGTGCTTATATACCAGTTGGGTAATCAAGCGCCCAACTTCAGTGTCTTGAACTGGTATTTCCAATCCTACTTATTTCAGCCGTTAGTTACACTGGACAGTCTGGATGACATCCAATCGTTCAAGGTCACAGGCGGCAGCAAGTACGACTACATCACGGGCATTGTGGGGCGCAAGAACGGCACTTCGATGGCAGTTTATATGGTAGGCAAGAACGAATTCACATCCGGTTTCGACTACTACGTTACGGAGGCCCCGGTGGATTTCAACGACAGCCAGATGTTTGTGCTCTCCACTGGTCAGCTCTGGTACATGACCGCGGATAAGAAGCTCTCTGCGAACGCGCCCTACATGTATTCTCCGGCAAACGAGGTTGAGCAGGGCAACAAGGTGGGCGCGATCCAGATCAATTATGCCCCAAACGCCCCCGATACGATCAGCGTGCAGCTCGCACCGGAAAGGTACGGCGGTATTGAACCCGGCATGAGCCTGGTGGCGGTCTTGAAATGCAACGCCAGTACTTATCGGCAGCGCTTTCTGATCGACAGTGTGAGCCGCTCCTTCAACCAGAACGGGCAGACCCTCACGGTTCAGGGTTCCTCCCCGCGCATGAAGTACCTGGGGATGTGGGAGAGCGACGCTTATTACGATTACTGGTCCCAGACAAAGACCTACGGAGATACCTTCGATCTATCCAAGATGGTGCGCTCCAACGGAATCTGGAAAACCTACGGAACGGCTCCCAACCAATCTTTGCAGATGGAAACCTTGAATGAGGACGGCCTGTTGTACATGACGGAAAGAGCCACGCCGAGTGGTTCCATTCGAGCCAGGATGATCCATTTGGCCGGCGATTATCATGCCTATGTCGGATTGGTAGTCGGTTACACCAGAGAAACTCTCATGGAAGCAAAAGTTCGCAGAACCACGGAAATATCAGGAATTGCACAAGATGGGTACGTTCTTCCTGATCTTGTGTTGACCGAAGACGACTGTAGAAAGAGCGCCTGGTTGATCCTGCACAGTGATCAATCTCAGCAGATCGAAGTTTACTACTACGACAGTATCGCCTCCTCGGTGCTGACGCCCATGAATGGTTTCGCGTATGCCGTTGCGCCTGGTGTTTGGTTTCATCTAATGGCAAACTATGTCAATGGGATCATCAGCATTTATGCGGCGAGCGATACACAGGTTTTTACGAAGATCGGCGATCACATCACTTATAAGAATATTGGAGAAGGTCGCGCTGGACTATATCTGAAGAACTCCACTGTAACCGGGCAGTGCTATCCCTTCCAATCCAACAGCACGGTTGTGCCCTTGAGCGCGGGCGTGACTCTTGTTCCGACATCGGAACAGATCATCGTCGATAGCGAATTGATCAACTACGCCGCCAAGACCGCCAATGTGACCATCCCCAATCTGAACTGCGCCCTGGGAATAGAAGTGGCTTCCAATCTCAACCTGACCACCAATGTGCCGCTCAACCAGACCAAAGCGATCGCGGTTCTGCGGCAGCGCCCCAACCTGGGCGGAACCCTGTATGTCAAAGCGGTGAAGATCTATGTCGAGAAGGTTGGCAACCCGCTGAACGGGTTGGAACTGTCTGTATCAACCACGGACCAGACCTACAACATCATCGGCATGAAGAAAAGCACTGCCTCGCTCGCCGCCAAAGAAATTGTCAACGGCTGGAACACCTTCACTTTCTTCGGGCCGGTGCAGATGCTCGCGGCGGATGTGATCTCAATCATGCGCGCCCGGGCGTTTGAAAGCTCCAGTACGGATAACGCGACGAACTACTACAACATCAAGGCCGGCGCCTATCCTGTCCGGTACACTTCCTTCAATGACACAAACGACGCCTGGACCGCCCACGCTTCCCAGGGGCTGGCCTTCAGATTCATCACCTATGCGGATACCGATCCCACCGTTCCGACGGTCTGCGTCAATCACGACGCATTGCTTTCCGCGGTAGACGCCTACACCAATCAAGCACTGGTGGTCACAGCGGGGTCTGGGATCGGCTCATGCGCGAGGATCACAAAGTACGCCCATGGTGCCGCCACCTGCGTGTTCTACACGGATGTGGAGATGGCAACGATGATCGATGAGACGTCAAGGCTCTCTGTTGTGCCGGCGCTCTACAACCTCACGCGAACGGCTCCCGTTCCCCACCTGGCGGGTAAGATCGATGTCTACCGGGTTGGCCCCATGGCGCTGCTGAATAAGTTTGCCTACTTCTCAGGGGATGTGGACTTGTCCCTGGAGGATATGGTCAGGAAGATCGCCAGGCACGCTGGAGTGACCCAGTTCGCTCCGCACAAGTTGTGGGAAGGGGAAGTTGTTCCTTTGGGAAACAACGTGTATATCAAACAGAAGGTGGGTGTCTTCAACTTCTCCATTCCGGATCCCCTGGCCTTAAAAACAGTGGACATGCACTTTCGTGTGGCCGCGAATGTGCCGGATGCCGATCTTAGCGGGGAGATCACTATCCGCTTCAGGTTCGATAAGATCGAATATCTAAGTGGAACCACGCTGGTCTCCTCAGTCAGCCCTGGGATCCTCTCCTATACCCGCGGCGTGCGGGTCAGCGCATTTGACCGCTACATCTCGGTCTGGCTTGGGGCGCAGCTCATTCACACGTTTGTTTTGACCGACGCGGACGCCGCGAGAACAGGCGCCTACTTCACGGTGCGCGGCACATGTACGGAGCACATCGTGATGGACTTTCCGGATGCCAGCTTGCGGGTGGATAACTTCGTGCTGGACATGGGTAAGAACGCGCTGTCTCTCATTCAGCAGTTGATCGGCAACAAACGCTTCTTTATCAGCGAGGGTGAGAGCGGCGTGGGCTTGATCCGCAGAAGGAAGGAAATCAACGCCTACTGGTCGCCGTACACTGGGGCGTACACAGGTTCGGAGAGCCGCATCGAGCCGCCCTTCACACGCGTGTTAGTCGAAGGTGGAGAAGTAATCGAACGTAGAGATCCAGCGGAAGTCCGGGATCACGGCAACATCTTCAGCCGGGTCAGCATCTTCGAGATCAACAATTTGTATGAGGCGGAGGAATATGCCAATCT